AGAATCTCCAAAAGAGTAAAGTGGGAAACAAACAAATCACGCGCGACTCAAATAACGCGAAGATCGGCGTGAACCCCTCATTGCTGAGCGGACTCGTAGGGCCCCACGTGCAATCCCTATGACCCCGTCGGCAAATCTGGTACGTGCACCAAATCGGCTCGCTGACTGTTCCCCTGGAAACAGATGGCGAGCAACCATTTGCGCAAGCGATGAGGGGCTCGTACGAGTCAAACCCATACGAGTACCTACAACATTGTTGGCAGCTTCAGGAGATAGAGCCGTATAAACGGCATTACCAATCTCATAAAGAGTGTAAGCCAACCCAATCCAACCGAGAAACTTCGCACCCAGTGAAAGGGAGCCACGCACAGTAATCTTAGATGCCAAACCACTGCCCTGCTGAAGAGCAGAAATGGTCGGCGAACCTGGCAGAAAGGCGTTTGGACGTACCCCAACGCCATGTGGATAGGCGGTTGTATAAGCAGCCCTTGCGAGCATCTTAACAATCGACTGACCAATGACCGAACTGCCATATTGAGGCGGTCTGCCCCAGAAACGCTGAACCATGCAGGAACCTCCCATGTTGTAGGGTGAAGTCACCCTATGAAAAGAACCGCCCGTAAATCCTGAGAATCAGATAAGATACTGACAGGACCGTATGGGCAACCAGGAACCAGAAAAGGTATGCTGGCAACGTAATTTGAAGTTCGACATCCATAGAGTAACTCCTAATGTGAAAGACCACGAAACTAGCACCACGATGTCCAAGCAAACACCATGGTTCGACAGAGGCCTCGTAGTTATCGAGGTACCCTGGATGAACAGGGTGTGTGGATTAAACCTTTGCGAGCATGTACTGAAACACGGGTGAAGCTAACAGAGCATTAGGAGAAAACCCCTTTTGACCATTGGAATCTTTCCTCCTCACTGCCTCACAAGCGCGAAGAAAATAATCGGGGTCTCTCTTAACCCTAGCCAAATTTTCCTTCGCAAATTCGTCATTGCATGCCAACCAATCACAGAGCTGTGTGGCTGAGGGGTGGTGTTGGCAATACCCCGCTTGCTGCACATAACGAATTGTGTCATAATCATCCGCTCTGTACTCTGCGTCATCTGCTCTCTCATGTGAACTCATAGCATTCGTTGCATGCATAATGGGTCTCACACCGACATTAAGTTTGTCCACAAGATAAGAGACATGATGAACATTCTGAAGAAATGTCACCACATCCTTCTCGTAAGCAGACTTGTCTTGAGAGAGTGTCATGCCCAGATGTTCGGACAGCACGCCGGATATGTCGGCCATAGATGGGTCACCATTAAAAGTGATCAACCCATCGTCCCCTTGAAAATATGCGGAGGAGATTGTGCATTTAAGCACTTTCGCCGCATAGGCCATCACCCAAGCGTTAACGTTACTGTCAGTCATGTTGGTCATCACACAACCTGACGGCATCCCTCCAGTGCGCGCCGATCCGGGTAAGACGACATAATCG